TTTGGCGTGCCATCCTTTAATATTAAATGGGAGTAACTGATAAATAGTCCCATCTTTAGCAATTACAACATGAGCAGATACTTGAGAGCGAGATGCACAAAGCCAAGATAAAGCACCTTCAAGTGAATTGTCACCAGTATAATGAATTACAATAAATTTTATTTCTATCTCACCACCATGATTAGGTGATGGTCTATATTCTACTTGTACTCCATCTATATATAAAAAGTTGTCTATGACTTCGTATTTGGACATTCTGCATTCTCCTTTTTATTATATCCTTTTATTGGACATAGTTGATTAAAATCTTTTTTATTTTTATCATTATGACACAATCCAGAAATATCTCCGAAAAAACGACACTCATTTATTCCACAATCTTGCCAACCTTGATAAAATTTGCACATTCATAAAGCCTCCTAAAAGTTAAGGTTTAATAAAGTTGTTTTTCAAAATAATTCTCAACAATATATTAATTCTTTCATTTATCATATAACTCAACACTTCTCTTAATTGGTATTTGTTAATAACTCCTTCTTCAAACAATATTAGTAATTTTGCAGAATCTTTCACAGGAATTAATTCAAAGAAAAAATTGGTTCTGCTCATATTAAATTTTTTAGCCAAGAGTCTGATTATATCCACTATTGTAATTCCTTTAGAAGAAGGAAGTTACTTTATTTTTATTTTTTTATTTCTTCTATCTTCATTAAAACAATTTCGGTGGTATATTACAACTCTCCCATTTGATCTTATCCCAATATACATGTTGTTTTTAGGATCATCGTATTTTTTACAATATCTACATTTTACCCAATCATAATGACCGCAAATTTCAAAAGCTTTTTCTTTTTTATTTTTCTCTCTTGTTTCCTTCATTTTCTTTTTTCTTTCATCTGATAATTTCAATCCAAAATTTGGATTATTTTCTCCCAACCATCTTTCTCTTGCTTGTTGTCTACTTTTTTCAGTAGCCCGAGATTTTCCTATTTGTGATTCTCCTATCTTTTCTTTTGCTTCTTTTGTATGATGTTTGCCAAAAAATGGATTGTTTTCTCCAGAAGTAACAACACTTAATTTCTGCTTAGTTTCTTCAGAACGAGGGACTCCAGTTTTTGATTTACTCATTTTTTCTCTGGTTTCTTTTGTTCTCTTTCTTCCTCTATTTTTAATACTAATTTTTTGTTTAGATTCTTCTAAATGGCTAAATCCACTAATACCTTCTCCTCCGTCTGTCATATTTGTTAAGATTCCAGTCCCGTTATTTTCTCTGCCATAGAAAGCTATTAATTCAATTTCTAAAGCAAATGCCTCTTCTTCTGTCAGGTTTATGGCATAATATTCTTCTTCATAATCTAGACCGTTTTTCAGCAATTTATTAATTACTCTATTTTTATAAATATTTTGAACTTCTTTACCATTTTTATAAGCACTAAATTCCCAACGATGTTCGTTTATTCTTCCGTTACAACCCTTGCCAACATAAAATGGACAAGATAACCATTTGTAGAAAGGATCGTGGTTATCAGGTCTGCGAAAGATATAAACATAAAAAATATTTAAATTATCCATCAACTAAGTCCTTTAATAAAATCAACTTTCCATCAGTTCGATTCACAAGGTCTTCCCACTTAACTTTACCAGAATTAAGCAACTCAACGCGTCTAGGACCGAGTAAATTTTTTTGTTGAATAGGAGTTTGTTTGTTAAAAAATTGCTCATAATTTCCAGTTTCAAAACCAAAATCTAATATCTTGCGCCTTCCGCCCGCATCAATATTTTTATTATCTCTAGCAACCCAAGGACGTGCAATTTCATCAAGTTCTTGAATTGAATTAAAACCTAACTCTTTCCAGCTAACTAGCTGGGTTACATAAAAACATCTTCATCGTGGGTGGAGTAAAAGTTGTGGTCTTGGCTCTCCTTTTAAATACACCATTCCATCTAAAATAGCGCATCTTTCACAGAGACCCCGTCCAGTCTTACTAGCATAAGAAGTTTCTAGTGTCGCGCAATACTTGTAACCAGTAATTATATCTTGATTTTTAGAATAGACCTCTTCACGTGCAAAGTTATTAATAGCAGATACATAATCTCGTCCAAGTGAGATGGCTTCTTTTTTGCTCATATCAAAACCAGTTGTCAATCTTGTTGTAAATTCTGCGTAGCTATCACCTTGTAGCATTCCAGAAGTTATTTCATTTCTAATTTCTTCTGCCATTCCAGAATAATTTTTTTGAACCCAACCACTTAATGTATTGCCACCAACGGGAACATCTCGAATAATTCCTTGGAGTTGTTCCGCAGTTAAAGAAGTTTCATTAAAACTTGGAACTTTACCATCAAATGATAAGATACTGTTATGAACAAGAAAACTAGATGTTCCTACTTGGGTGGCGATAGAGGTAATACCATTATATAAAATATATTGTATTCCTAAAGTCATATTGCTAAGATTGTCAAGAACTGCTAATGCTCTACCTTCATACCAATCTGGCATTGAACTTCTATATGTATCTATCTTTGATAATATTTCTGTTTCAGCTTTGCGGACTGACTTTAATAGTTTCTTCAATTCTTCGTCTGAATATTTATGCAACTCATAATGCCAATCTATATTCTTGGCTAGCAATATTAATTCTATCGTTTCTTGTTCAGTTAATTTAGCCATTTATAATCTCTTATTTATTTTAAATTTTTTAGAAATCTATTTTCTTTTCATTGTAACAATACCAAACTCTATTTCTTCTTCATGTGTTAATTTTCTAATCTTCCCCACCATTCCTTTATCATTCTTTTCTTCATGAATTCGCATATTTAACATTCCAGAATTGTTTGTATCAATATTAAAAAAACTACAATGACCTTTTCCTAAATAAGCCACGCCTTCTGTACTTATAATTCTAGCACAATTTGGAATTAGATAATGATTAACACATTTTTCTTCACAATCTCTCTGTAGAAATGGGCACCAACTTTTTTTATTAGACATATAATCTCCGAATATATTTTATTTTTAAGTTAAATCCATCATTCTTAATAATTGCCTAAAATTAGCTTCATCAATATTATCATGACAATATTTTTTCATCTTTTGTATAACAAATTCAAATAGGTCATTGGAATCAACATCCATTGAAATTGGATTTGGGGAATATTTTACAATAGTTACTTCTCCAGAAAAATCTCCATCGTGTTTAATCATCAACGTTTTGCCATGAAATGTTTTACCTTGATTTTTCATAAAATCCATAAATACTCCTATATCATTTTTATAATTCATTCAACCTATTTTTAGCCCATGTATGAAAATCAAGAAGTGGCATTTCGTCTATCATTCCATCATCAAACAATTGTCTTTCTTCAATATCTGTGCTCACCATCAAATCACTACCGCCTTTAGTCAAAGAGTACATTCTATTTATCTCTTTGATGGCTTCTCTGTAGATAGATTTAATAGTAACTGATTTGAATTGGATTATGGTCATACTCCCACCAAAATACCACCTTTATGGTCAGTAACGGTCCCATCATTTAAAACAACTTTATAATTACCAAACAAATCATTATTAACAAAAATAAAATCTGGAATAGATTCACCAATCAACTTAAATCCATTATCCAGAATCATCTTAAAACAATTGTTATTTTTATCGAAATTAAAATCACCACCAAGGACTACAACACTATCTAGGGATTTAACAAAATCAAGTAGTTTATTTACTTGTGATTCTCTATCAGTTTGTGTTTTTGGTGAACTAGATAAATGTACATTCACATACCAAATATTATTTATCTTAGTTGCAATAACTCTTCTTCTAAAAGGAATTGGCAAAGCATCTAACCATTCTTTCTGTGGAATTTCAATATAACAAGAATTTGTTTCTGTTATTTCATTCTTAGATAATATTCCCAATCTCCATTCTTGAAAAAATAATACACCTAAATATGAACGTTGATAATTGTTAAAATTTAATTTATTGGATAGATATGAAATTGTATTATATAACAAACAAGAACGAACACCTTCTTGCAACAAAAGTATGTCTACATTTTCTTGATTTACAAAATTTATTATTTTATCTAGTCGTTCTTTTCTAGAATGACCAGATAAGTCTAAACAAAGATTCAAAGATAATATTTTCATATTAGGCTCATTTTTAAAGATAAGTGG